TGATACTAAGCAGGCTGAATCCTTACTGCGTTCGCTGGTTCAAACCAATAACCTACTATTGACCAGAAGTCAGATTGAGAAAGATATTCTTTCAACTCAGTTTGAACTTGAAGATACTTTAGAAAGGATCAATGAATTGCAAGGTATCTCTCCACAGCTAAGACAACAGCTAGAGACTCAAGCAAATGTGCTTGCTGTTAATAAAGAAAATACAATTGCATTAGATGCCGCTACAGCTGCAGCTGCTGATATATTCCAGTTGGCGACAGACACTTTGACTCCCTTAAATCAACAGAAGCGATTGCTAGAAGCTCAGCTCAATGGTAATGCTCAACAAGTCCAAGACCAGATTGAAATTGAAAATGCTGTCAAAGGTCTAACGCCAGAACTAGCTGAGCAGGTTAGGTTAAGGCTGGAAGGTATTCAAGCGTTGCGCCAAGAAGTAGAAGCGACGAAGGAACTTGACGATCTATATCAAGGCATTGGTAATACGATTGAAAACGGCATCATTAGCGCCATTGACGCAGGTATCAATTCGTTGGTTGATGGCACCAAGAGTCTGGACGAAGCATTAAAAAAGATTGCTTCTGGTGTCTTGAAAGATATTGGCAATCAGCTGATCAGGTTTGGCATCAATGCAGCCTTTAGCAGCCTGGGTAATAGCGGTGGATTACTTGGCAAGCTGTTTGGTGGTGGTAGAGCAGAAGGTGGCTCTGTTAGCCCAGATAAGACGTTCTTGGTGGGTGAAAAAGGACCAGAACTGTTTACCCCCTCAACCAATGGCACCATCCTGCCTAACGACTTCTTTGACAGTGCCAGAGCAGCGTTGCAGCCATCTGGTGGTGATTCTGCTGCTTCTGATAACCCCGAAGCCTTTGCTGCCGCAGCTGCTGCCATCCAACGCAACACCACGAACATCAGCAACCGTCAATCCGCCATTAGCCAAGAAACAAGCTTCAACAACTTCGCGGAAACCTTAGGCTCACAACAGCGTGAGACCATTCGTTTTGAAACCGTGAGGGTAGGTGAAATGGATATGGTCACCAAAGACGAAGCGTTGAAGATCGGTGCAGAATCTGCCAAGGCAGCTGAGGCAAGCGTGTTCAACGCATTGAAAAACAAGCCTAGTGTTCGTAAGAGTATTGGGATGAGCTGATGTCAGGCATTGCAATCGGAACCTATCTCAAGTTGATTGATGCAACTGGTGCTGACACCGGCTTCAATTTTCAGAACTTTTTCCAAGATGAAGCACGAGTGTACGAAGGCGACAGTTATATTTTCGGAGGGTTTGGTTTTAGCGGTGGAACACTAGACCTTGAGGGTGGCAACATCAGCGCAAACCTAGTCGTTTCTTTTGGCGAACTTTCTTTATCGGTGTTTCGACAAGCGGCTGAGCAGTTTTGGTTAGCGAACATCCGCACAGTTTGGCTGGATCCCGAGACCTTTGCAGAAGGCAAGACGTTTAGCGAAGAGCTTTATGCCATTACAGGTTTTGAGCATGACTCAAGTAGACTGTCAGTACGACTGAGTTCCCCGTTAGACGCAGTGCAGGAGAACGCACCACGGCGAACGCTTACCGCAGACCTTGTAGGTGCATTGCCATCGACGGGGCAGATTAGCTTGAGCTGATGCTTACACCTAATAACCGCATTGTTTTACTCCCGCAGGATCGGGAGATTATGGACATCACAGGGATGTCTGAGAAAGAATATCGTTGGTTTGTAAAGGAAGCATTACTCCATAGCAAATTGCGTCCTGGTGAACCCACCATGGACTTTGGAGTTAGTCTTGCAATTGCGATTATTGGCGTTGCTTTAAGTGTTGCGGGTTCTTTACTTGCGCCAAAGCCAAGGCAGCAACAACAACAGAATAGAGAGCAACGTCAGATTGGCGGGCAGGACTTTGTCAGCGGTCAACGCTTTGCCCCCACATCAGGCTTTGACAGTGTCCAAAACGTAGTCGAACTAGGCAGCACCATACCGCTGGTTTATGCCAACCGCAGACGAATAGGCGACAGAGTTTATGGTGGCGTCAGGGTAAACACCAACCTGCTGTGGTCACAGCTATTTAGCGTCAGCGGTGGTCAGTTGCTTCGTGCGGTGTTCCTTGTTGGCGAAGGTCCGCTGCCAGAGCCTGATCCGCAGCAGTATGCGATAGGTAACAACCTGCTTAATAACTTTGATTTACGCAGCGAAATTACAAAAAACGGTACCCCAGGGCAGCCCAACACCACATCCCGCTTAAGCCTTTACTACGTCGATGGATCAAAAACCGACAACAGAATTACCTCAGCGGATTACATCGCTGGTCGAACTGCATCTGACGATCTAGGTAATGCTGAGAATGACGGCGGCGCTGATGTCTTTGCCGCAAGAATCGACAACAACGAGTACGCACCTGATTTCGTCTATGCGAGTACCCCGTCAAACCAAACCAACTTTGGCACTGGGGCGTTTGTGGGCAACAACATGCCCTACCGCACCAACCCCGAAATCAAACCAGAGTTAAACCCTGAAGGTATCGGCGTAGATCAGAATCGCCAAGCGATAGTTGAAAGAGAGAAAGATAAACAGGCTTATCACGGGCGTGCAGGTGTCCGCAAAATTATTCGCGGGTCTGAAGAAATCACGCCAGGTTCAGGCATGGCAATGTATCAAGGTAGTGAATTAACTGTAGGTCCAAACCGCGACCATATTGCCAACGACGATGACGACTTCTTCAAGGAACCACCAGAAGAGTATCCCCCTGGTTTCGTCGGAGATGATGCGAACTTCTTCATGATCCAGAACGCTGATGGATTAACTGAAGAAGAAATCCTGCTGGAGCGTGGTTTAGTAAAGCTAAGAGTTGGAGACATCGTTGAGTATGTCATCTATGCCAGTAGCGACTATAGAGGCGCTTTCAGGTTTGGTGAAGGTGACGATGAAGAGGTAGAGGATACAAGAGACATTGCACAGGCTGTTGCTGGCAGACAGAACGGTTTCGATGATGCAATTCAGGTTGGTGCGCGGTACCTAATCGGCACAGGAATGGGAATTTGTGTAAACCGCAGAGGTGTAGTCGAGACAGGATGCGAGGAGCCAGACAGCGAAACTGAAGCCCAAGCAATTTTCAATTCCGAGATCAACCAGTTAGAGACCATAGAAAACGACAACGATCAGTTGCCAGAGCCCATTACAGAATCAGGAGTCAGATTAATTGCTCAATTCGAGGTGACACAACCGGGTCTTATCAATGTCTGGAACGAAAGAGACCTAAATCCTTGTTTGCGGGATAACGGTAGACCGAAAACATTCCAAAAGATAGTGACTGCTACTCGTACTACTCACTTAATGCGTGTAGCTGAAGGGTTTGTTACTGCAGAACGTAAGAGCAGATTCATTGAAGTTGGCTTGCGCAGTTCAGTAAATATGAATTTCAGCGGAGTCTGTGCATGGCGTAACATCCCGTATTCTTACGAAACCATTGACACCTTAAACGGCAGTAACGGGTCTTTCTATACAAATCCAATTTACACTTCACCAGAAACTCGTTACAGCTGCTTTAAAGTCGAGTACAAGAGAGCGCAAGACGAAGACTACACAGTATTTCCTAATTTGTTTGCGATAAGGAGTCAATCTTCCAGCCCTGTTTACAACTTTCTTCGCTTCCAATTTGATGAAGAAGAGTTCTGGGAAATCAAGTTTGTTCCCGTTAGTAGCTACGAGGTCAGGAATGGTCGAGAGGTTGACGGCACTCCTTGGTTGCTGAACATACTTGACACTAGGATTGAAAATTTAATCGGCACCGACGGAGAGGGTTTAAGGATTAGGTTCGCAGGCATCAAAGATATTGACGTGACCACCGATGAAGGTCGTGATCTTTTATCTGTTCAAATTCTCGGTTCAGGCAACTCATTTGGAGATGAGCTAAATGGTTTCGACGACCCAACACCCGGCAGAGACAAAGACCAATCCAGTAAATTAAGCTGGCACGTCGATCGTTATGCACGAATTGCTGAGTTTTTCATAATAAATGAGATCACAAACAGCGCGGCAAACTTTGAGCATGACATCGTCTACTTAAATACTCAGACCACAAACATAGTTCCGCCCAATTACTCTAACCTTGCGCTGGTCGGTCTAAACATCAGAAGCAGCAGGGAGGTCAACCAGCTCCAGCAGTTCAGCGTATATTGCGAGCAAGGTCTGGGTAGCACCAATAGGTTCCCAGATGTCCTAAAAGATCTGCTTACCAACGAACGCTATGGTTCCGGTGGAATTCTTAATCCTCAACAAATTGACGACGCTAGCTTTGAGACCGCTGCACAGTTTTGTGAAGACCGACTTTATTTCTTTGATGGCGTCATCGACGAAAAACTAAACATCCGCAGCTGGGCAGCCCAAACCGCACAGGCATTCCTACTTGACTTCGTTATCCGTAACGGCAAGTTCGCGCTCCAGCCAGCCATCAATCTTGCTAAAGCTGGAGACCAGCCTATACCAGAGACGATTCGTGGTCTGTTTACCGCAGGCAACATCATCGAAGACACCTTCGAGCTGTCCTTTGCCGACGAACAAGACCGCATCCCCCCAAGAGTGCAGGTTCGTTGGCGTGATGAAAAAGGTGACGTTATAGTCGATCAACCTCGAAGAGGTAATTTCCCACTTATTAGACAGGTCACAGTTAAAGAGGCTGGAACGCCAGACGATGCACCGCTTGAGCAGATTGATGCGTCCGCTTTTGCTACAAGCCAAGAGCATGCAATCGACGTTGGCAAATTTATCTGTCGCACTAGGCGTCTCGTAACACACAGCATTAGCTTTAGTACAACTCCGCCAGAATCTTCACTAGATATTGGCAGCGTGTTCAAACTCGGCTTAGAGACCGTTAATTTTGAACAACCGCAAAACGGAGCAATTACAAGCACGGGTGAAGTTACAGCATGGCCGCCCTTAGCTGACGGCAGTTACCCTGTACTACTGTGGGACGGCAATAACCTGCAGGAAACCACAATCAGCGTCTCAGGTGGCAAGTCTGCGCCTGCTGGATCCGTGTTTTGCCTGCGTAATACGACGGCGACCACGCAAACCTATAAAGCTCAATCACTGTCGTTTAACGAGGAAGGCAACATTCAAGTTGAGGCGACGTTCTTCCCGACAGACGAGGAAGGGTTTAGCATTATAGCAAGGGATTTTGATGATCCAACCAAGTGGGAAATCGAAGGTGAAATCTAATGGCTAGCTTTCCAGAGATCTGCCCCGTCTCGCGACGGTTCACCGCTGGTCAATACCCTACTAGACGATTCAACTCGATCAGTGGCGCTGGTACGACACGCCTTTATGGCAGCAAAGCATTCGACGCCCGCCTCGACCTAGAGTTCATCGTCAACGATGAGCTTGTCGCAGCGATCTTCGACTCCTGGTACGCCAGCTTGGGACAGTTCACGGAATTGACCTTGCCAGAGCCCATCATTGCCGGTAGCGATGAACTTTTAGACTCCGTGACTCCAGACTATTTAGAATGGTACTGGGATAGAGAGCCCACAATCGAGACTATCCAACCTGGCTTGTCTCGGGTCACTGTAAACCTTGTTGCCCGTCTGGAGATCCAACCATGATTCTTACCGGCGCTGATGGGCAGCTGAAGTTAGGCACGCGATCAATTGCCAAGGTCCGTAACTGGTCGCTTTCAATCCAGCGCAATGCGATTGACGTGACGTGCCTAGAAGAGTTTGACCGTTCGTACGTCCCCGGAGTCCGTAACACTACAGGCAACGCCACCATCTACTACGACCCCACTCAGTCGGATGACGTGGAGCTGCTGAACTCTATTCTGCAGAATCGCGACTGTTCATCTGGACCTTGCACCGAAGACATTACCTTTGTGCTCAACCGCTGCGGTGGTCAAGGTCAATTCAGGTGTGATTGTCTGATTACTGAAGTCGGACCAAGTGTAAGCGTAGGTGAAGCTCAGTCAGTATCTGTATCGTTCCAGGTTACTGGACCTCTTGATGGTGTCTTCTAATGCCAGTCCTTGGTTCGGGCGGCAGGGTTTTATTTAAACGCCCGCCCCTAAACACAATTGAGGTAGAGCCTGAGAATTTTAACTCAGGTTGCAGTAGCTTTAACGTCAACTCTTCGGGGATCTGGAACGGCGACAAGATCTGCATTACTGACATTACACTTGAAGGCGAACTACCTGCTAACACTGGAGCTTTTGCCACTTACCTAGGCAGCAAATTTGCGCTTGGTCCTAACCGTGACCACATTGATAGCAACAGCGATAACTTTTACAAAAACGATTCTGAATGCTATCCCGATAATGCCT